TGCGCCATTCTTTGAAAGGATGGCTTCCTTATCTTGGTCAGTAAAGACTGGTAAACCTGTTGCTGGGTCATAGACAGTTGCAATAACTGTCATGGCGTACATAAGACCGACATCTGTTTTGTCGCCCTTAGATGCGCCCTCACCCAACTTGGCGCGTTCCGCCGCTGTCATAGAGCGAACTTCTACTTTCACTCCCCACTCTGGAACTTCTACAAGTTCCTTTGTGATGTCATCGGCACTAAAGATTGTTTCTTTGAGACTCATTTATTTCTCCTTGGACACTAGGTTGGTCACGATTTATGAAGTTGTATTGCTATGAAATTATGCGTAAGTACCGCGTGTTACTGCACCTGTTACTTGGAATTCTGCTGAGTATGTCACGACATCGCCAACAGCGCCAGACTTCTCGTAAGAAGTCATAATGCACTCACCTGTGTACTTGACCTGTCCAGCAGTTGAACCTTCTGGACCGTATTCAAATGAAACTGTTGCTGACTGTCCTAGAATTGCCGCTAGGTGAGCATCAACGGTTGCATCAAAGTTACCTGATGCTGAAACGGTTGAGTCAGACAAACCGACAATGTAGGTTTTTGCATTTGAGCCAAAACTTGTAGTTTCGGCGGTTTCAATCGTTTGAGGGAATGAAACATCTGTAAGTGTGTTTGAAATATCGGTAAGTGTGCCACCTGAATTGTCTACCTTGAATACGGTGGACTTACCATGACGAAATGTAGGCATTTGTTATCTCCTTGAAAAAGCCACGATTGGGGTGGCGCTACCTGTTGAACCTGCAACCGTGTAGTTCACGCGCAGGTATCTTGCTACTGATGTTCCAGCCGCAACTTCAACTCTATAAGATGTCTTTTGAGCGGAAGTAATTGCGGTGAATGTCACCAAGTCTGTGAAAGTTGAGTTGTCGGCTGACTGCTGAACCTTCACGGTAATATTTCCGTTTCGAGTATTTGTCGGAACGGAAAGAAACGCAACTCCGCCATTGGCTGATGAAGCGCCATTGTCCACGCCTGTTCCGTTTCCAGTTGTAGTCACGGCTGAACCAGAGGACAAGATGACCCCATGTTCAACTCCTGATGATGACTGGAATTCGGCGCTTGCCTGAACAACATCTGCAATTGCTCCTGATACCTCGTATGAAGTGGCATCGGACTCAAGCATCACGGCACGATTGCCGTTAGCATGACCTTCGGTTGCAACAATAACTTTTTCTTTTGTTGCTGTACCCAAAACTGTTGCAAAAAAACTATCGGTTCCAACGCTTGCTGTTCCTTCGAACATACCTGAAAGCGATACGGTTCCATCTTTTAGACCTGAGATGTATTCCTTGGCACTTGAACCAAAAGTGCTTGTCTCGGCTGTCTCAACTGTTGTTGATGCAGTTACATCATTAAAATAAGACGAGAAATCAAACTCATCTACAAAAACTCGAACATTTTTACCATGGCGAAATGTAGGCATTATTCATCATCCTCATCTGTGGTTGCTGGGGCTTCTTCTTCAACTGCCTCAACCTCAATTGGTGCCTCAACTACAGGCTCGACAACTGGCTTGATAACAGGTTCGACTACGACCTCAGCCTTTGGCTCGGTCTTTGTAACTGGCTTTGAGGAATCCTCAATAGCGCCAGACTCAAGTAGCCACTTGATTGATGTGGCTGGCAAATCTTCTACAACATCGCCAATTTCAGCGCGTTTGTTTGGTGGGTAATCAATACCCTGAAGTACACGGTACTTAGCCATCTATTCCTCCTTGACGGCGCATGGGTAGCCCAAGTACACCGTCTAAGGTCACACGGACACGGAGGTAAGACGACTAACTCGGGCGACTAGCGCACATTAAGGAAAGTGTATCAGGCTTGAATTTAGACGAACTTGCAACGAGTAAGAACTGTTGAGAACACATCCTTGTACTCATCTGAACCCTTGACTGTTCCCCTGATTTTGACCTTATCGCCAATCTCAACATTGGCACCGCTGGATGAGAACCACTTGAACTGGTAGCCACCCTCATTTACGAAAGTGAACAATGTTGTCCAACCATATTGTGTTTCGAAAGTATTGGAGCCAGCCACGGTAACTTCGACCTCAATCTTGGAACCTGTCTCAGCGAACTGCTCCTTCTTGAATTCGACCTTTTCTACGACTGCCTTCTCACGCTGATTTGATTCAGCCTTGACGATGCTAACCGCAATACCGACTGTTGAATCCTTTTGGAACTTTAACTGGCAAACGGAACGCACATTCTGGGCGTATGAACTATCACCTTCGAAGTTCTTGCCCCACTCAATAAGTTGGCGAGCCTTCTCGTACTCAGCCTCTCCAGCCTCACCGATTTCATTCTTTGCCCAGATTTCGTTGTACTGGTGAATGTTCTTGAGAGCGCCCCACACTAAATCCTTTGTGGAGACTCCCTCAGATGCCTTCACATAACCTAACTTCTTAACTGCCAAGATAGCGTGAGCGATGATTGCCTCTGTGCTAATCGCAGAGATTCCGTTGAAACTGTAGCCTTCGAACTCCTCTGCAAAATCTTCCTCTGTGACTAAAGCGCTTGCATAGAAAGTCCAGCCGATAAAGTCCTTAACGCAACTTGAGCCGACCTGACTCAACTTTCCTTCTTCGTTCTTGACGAAGATGACCTTGCCGCGGTTACGAACCTTCTGGCAATGGTCGCAATATCCCTTTTTGACATCAGATACCTGAATTGGGTTTGCATCTGAGAAGCCGTGAAGAATGATTTGCTCCTCAACGAACTCAGCAACGCCAATGAATTCCCAGCCCTGATACTTAAGTGGTTCGCCTTCAATCACTAAGACTTGATACTGGCACTCAACGCCCTTGATTTCTTCCACGCGTTCTTGGATGCTGACTTTGAAACCGCCAGATAATCCTTGCTTTTGACCGCGCTGAGCAATCTTCTGCGCTCTGGCAAGAGTCTTATCAACATTGACTTCAGAGATTCTGAACTCTCTCATGTTGCCCCCTTTCGACAACATAAGTATAACAAACTGGGGTTAAATAATCAAGCCTCTCTACGGGCGCGTTCTTCTCGAATCATGGCTAGGGTGAGGAAGTAGCCGATGCCATCTACGACTGTATCGGGCTTGGTGATATGGGCTTCTCGGGCAATCTTGACTCCAACCATGCAAAGGCTTACTTGCTCGGCTGTGACCTCTATGCCCAGAATGGCGCTCCAAATCTGCGCCGCCCTAGTGAAGTTATCCAAAGGGTGTCCATAAGCCTCCTGACGGTCTCCAGAGACGAGTTCCGCCGCATATAGGGCTATGTCTCTAGGGTCATTCATTGAAGTAGTTGGAGGTCTGTTATCCCCCGTTCCGACACAACAAATGTCAGAACTCCCACATCCGCAGTTTCCCCAGTTGATTGACTCCACCATACGCTTCCCCCGTCTAATGCTGGGGCTTGGAGCCACTTGACTCCGCCCCAATCTGCCATCTTGAGTGAATGATAATGACCAGTCACCAAAATATCGCAATCTCCAATTTTGTTGCGCCCGAGTGTTTGGTCAGCAATCCATCGGCGAAGTTTGGCTTCAACTCCCGCTCCAGCGCGAGCCAGATGCCCGTGAGTAATTCCGATAATTTTTGTTCCTACTTCAACTGTTAGCGATAGAGAATCTGTTGGAATAGCAAACTTGATATGACCGTATGCCTCTGGGTTGGCTTGGAAGATTTCAGCCACGGACTCAACTAGGGCTACATCGTCATTATCGTTAAGAGTGGTAAAGGCTTTTCCGTTCTTGCGGTTCTCGCCATGGTTTCCGCCAATAGCCGCAACTGTGATTTCTGGAGCGAACTTAGACCAGCGGATTAGGGCATCTCTGAGGAGACGGCGAGCAATCTTCACTTGGTCTCGCCTATCAACTTCTACCGTAAAAGTCTGGATGTCATAATGTCCATCACAACCTTCAACTAAATCGCCAAGGCAAAGGACAGTTATGGATTCGATAGGTCTGCCCATCTTTTTCAATTCTTTGTATCGGGCTTCAACATCATCAATGGCTTGGAGCCAGCGACCAACTAAACCTTTGAGTCCGTCTCCATCTTTCTTTCCGACCTGCCAATCCGCGGCGACTACAACTAAACTAGCGCTACCTTCAATGAGTGGCTTTCTTTCTCTGGGCTTATGTTTTCGTATCTCTTGAATCAGATGGTCTATATCGGCGCGTTCTTTAGCCCCTTTACGAACGACCCTTCCTTTCCATTGGCGGTTAAGCGCACCTTCGGCGTTCCCCCACACATTGAAAAGAACAGGCTCGACAACAGCGAAGTTCTCGGGGTCAAGACCCCAGATACGAAGAACTCCTGACCAATCTGGGTGAGTATCGCCCACCATTGGTTCTGTAGTTACTACGCCTTCATTACCATCCCATGAAACCCCAGGAGTCCATTCGGCGCTTCTTTTGCGCGACTCCATAGGTTGAGTCGTATTGTTCTCTGTAGTTTTTAAGAGATTTGTTAAAGCATCATCTAAGTTCATTTTTCACACTTGCATCCGTCTAAGCCTTGCAACCTACGGCGGTGACGGCGAACTACATTCGAACTCATCTCGAACCCAAAATCAGCCAAAACTTTTGTTATTGCGGTTCCTTCAACTGATGGGTTCATAAGAGTTTCCATTAGTTTCGATGAGAAAGATTCAGGCAACTCCCTCATCAATTTACCCATCGCGCACTCATGCCCAGGCAAGGTCTTTTTTCCATTGAGCGAGTCTAACTTAGAGGTAAAATCATCCAGACTTATTTTTTGACTTACACCTTGGACATCGGATACTCCACGGGCGCGTTGCCGACTCAAAGAGGAGTCTGTCGCATTTCCAGCACCTTTGGAACTCGTCTGTCGTTGCGTTTCTGCCATACGGGTCTACCACTCTCTCCTTGGGAGCCGTTGGCTCCGTGGTTATTTCCTCACTAGACATCGAAAATTCACCGATAGTAGTGGTCGCTGTTTTGGGTCTACTCCCAATGGATTAACACTACCCATTGGCTCTATACGCAAAATCGTGACACCCGAAATTGTGACATCAGTTACCGAAGCAAGCAAGTTTCGAATGTCCTCAACTGCATCCCGCGCCGTTGGATAATCTTCACGACCTGCGCGACAAATAACTTGAAGCATTGGATAGTCAATT